GAGAAGAAATAACAAAAGCTATAGTAGCCTACCGCAAGCAGAAAGAGGGCGAGTGGATAAGCCTTGAGCCAAGTATAGGGCTGTATGCGTGTTCGTTGTGCGACCATCGTATACTTCGCGCAAAGTGCAACTATTGCCCAAACTGCGGCGCAAAAATGAAAGGCGGTGCGTGATATGGTATGCAAACTATGCCCTACAAGAAAGTATTGTTGGGATAAGGGAAATTGCGAGGGCTGTGCTTACGCAAAGGCTTTTGAAAACCTCAACGCAAAAAACAAAAGGCTCAACGCGAAAAACAATGCTCTTGAGGCAGAAAACAAAGAATTGAAGGATCGGTTAGATACTATTCTTAACCCTGATTTTTGAAAGGAGAATGAAATGGCACGATACAAAGATGTTGACAAACTGATTGCCCACCTCAAGGACGAGATCGAGGGGTGCAAAGACAAATCCTGCGGCACAGCGTTAGGACTCAAAATGGCTATATCCTTTGCGGAGACACTCCCGGAGGAAGGCGTTGTACCGAGGGCGGAGGTTGACGTGATAAAAGCAACGCTTGAGAACGAAGCCTTAAAGCGCGAGAAGTTAGCGCAGATACTTAACTCCTATGCTTTGCAGTATGGCACAGTGAAAGACCAACACGAGGTCATAGATAAAATAAAGTGTGAGACGGCGAAGGAGATATTTGCGGAGATTTACGAGGATTGCTTCGACCAATTCGGCTATATCGATTACGATGCTCTTATCCAACTCAAAAAGAAATACACAGGAGGTGAGTGATGTCCAAATACGAATCCAAGTATGCGGTGTGTCCGTACTACAAAAAGCACGATGACAACCGCATTCGGTGCGAGGGGATAGACAAGGACTCCTCGATCCACGTTGTTTTCGGCAACAAGGTGAAGCTGAAGGAGTTCAGCGTGAGCTACTGCAACTCCTTTGCCGGGCACCGCAAATGCCTTGTCTGCCAAGCACTTAACAAGAAGTATGGGGTGAATGACGATGAGGATTAAATACGGTACCAAGTACCACAACATAAAAACCAAAGCCTCGGACGGCAAGATATTTGACAGCAAGAGGGAAGAGGGGAGATATGAACAGCTCCGTCTGATGGAGAAGGCAGGAGAGATCACCGACCTTCGACTGCAAGTTCCCTACGAGCTGATACCGAATCAGTATGAGACATATGAACGCTACGGCAAGAGAGGGCAAAGGCTCAAGGACGGCGTAAGACTGCTTGAGAAGAAGGTCGAATATGTAGCCGACTTTGTCTACATAGACATCAAGACGGGCGAAGAGATTGTGGAAGACGCAAAGGGGAAGCGCACAAAGGAATACATAATAAAGCGCAAGCTTATGCTCTATATCCACGGAATCAAGGTGCGGGAGATATAGAAAAACAAGAAAGTATGTAGGTATGTAAACTTACATACTTTTTTTATTTTTTTGGGGGGAGGGGGGTGTTTAGGTTTCAAAAACAGATGGTGTATACTGTTTTCATAAAACGGCGAAAGGAGTTTCCTGTGGATTGGCAAGCTATCAAAACAGATTACATAACAGACGAGTCTTCCTCATACAGGAAGCTCGCTAAAAAATACGGAATTTCATACACTTCCATAGGCGATAGAGCGCGAAAAGAGGATTGGGCTTCGGCGCGAGAACAGTTCCAATCCAAAACACTATCAAAAACACTGTCTGCCATATCAAACGGGCAAGCGCGGAGGGCGGCGAGGCTGCAGACCGTGGCAGACAAGCTGCTCGACAAGATCGAGGATGCTGTTGACAACCTCGATATGAAGGAGCTTTTCCTCGACAAGCAGGCGCTTCGTCAGGTCACGGCGGCGATGAAAGATATCAAAGACATACTGATGATCAAATCCGAGGCTGACTACCGAGAGCAAGCGGCACGTATCCGCAACCTTGAGAAGCAAGCAGAGGCGAGCAAGGATGAGGGCGACGGCATTGAAGTGATCATCGGTGCGGAAGCGGAGGAGTACAGCGGATGAAGACATTACGCATACCCCCACCGAGTGATAAGCAGAAGCTCTTCCTCAAGGCTACAACGAAGCACGTTGGCTTTGGAGGCGCGAGAGGCGGCGGCAAATCTTGGTCTGTGCGCACGAAGGCAAAGCTGCTCGCGCTGAAATATCCGGGAATACGCATCCTCATAGTGCGAAGAACTTACCCGGAGCTTATCAACAACCACATCAACATACTGCGCAAGGAGCTGCTGGGCATTGCCAAGTACAATGACAAGGACAAGGTGCTGAAGTTCTGCAATGGCTCTACGATCAATTTCGCGTACTGCGACAACGACAAAGACCTTGACCGCCTGCAAGGTGTGGAATACGATATCATCGCTCTTGACGAGGCTACACAGCTTTCGGAGCACCAGATGAAGACCATCACGGCTTGCCTTCGCGGTGTTAACAACTTTCCCAAGAGAGTGTACTACACCTGCAACCCCGGAGGGCAAGGGCACGGCTATATCAAGCGCATATTTATCGACAAGAAGTATGGCGACGGAGAGATACCCGAAGATTACTCCTTCATACAGAGCCTTGTGACGGACAACAAGGTGCTGATGGAGAGTCAGCCCGACTACATCAAACAGCTTGAGGCCCTGCCGCCGAAGCTGCGCCGCGCGTGGCTTGAGGGCGATTGGAATGTATACGAAGGACAGTTCTTTGAGGACTTCGCAGACAGACCCGACCAATACGCTTCACGGCAATGGACACACGTTATTGAGCCCTTTGACATACCCGATTCGTGGAAGATATATCGCTCCTTCGACTGGGGCTACAACAAGCCCTTCTCTTGTATGTGGTTTGCCGTTAACCACGATGGCGTGGTTTACCACATTCTTGAGCTTTACGGATGTACGGGGACACCCAACGAGGGCGTGAAGTGGACTCCCCCACAGGTATTTGCAGAAATACATAGGATCGAGACGGAGCACAGATGGCTGAAGGGAAAGAAGATTGGGGGCATTGCCGACCCTGCCATATGGGATGCCGAGACGGGCGAGAGCATAGCAGAGACGGCGGCAAAGCACCAAGTATTCTTCACACCGGGCGACCACAAAAGAATACCCGGTTGGCTGCAATGCCACTATTACCTCGCATTCGATGAGAACGGCTTCCCAATGTTCTATGTCTTTAACAACTGCAAGAACTTCATACGCACGATACCTCTGCTTCAGTATGATGACCACAAGCCCGAAGACATCGACACGGACGGGGAAGACCACATTGCCGATGCCTGGAGATACTTCCTTATGTCTCGCCCCATCAAGCCAAGGATACCGCAAAAGGCGGACGAATATGCGACAAACCCGCTAAACGTATTCCTTGACGTGAAGAAGGAAGACCTTGGCAAGAGGACGGCAAGACAACCAACATTTGAAATCATATCGGAGGACGAATAATGGATATAGAAGAAAAGAAAAGGATGGAGGCAGAGGCGATGCAGAAAGCACCTCACACACCTCCCACGGGTAGCACCGACTTACAGAGGCTCTACGAGGCGCAGAGAAGCAGGATGGCTATGGCTTCGGGACTCACTCCCACGGGTGCTATGGACGGCTTCAAGGCTCTCGCGCAGGTTATCGGCAGAGAGCAGATACTGAAAGCAAACGCTACCCTGCAGAAATACAAGGAGGGCAAAGCCAACCTTGAGAGGCGCATCGTGGAGAACGAGCAATGGTACAAGCTGCGCCACTGGGAATGTATGCGTAAAAAGGATACATCCGAGGTACAGCCGACATCCGCTTGGCTATTCAACTGCATAGCAAACAAGCACGCGGATGCCATGGACAACTTCCCCTCACCCAATGTCCTGCCGAGGGAAGAAGGGGACAAGGGCGAAGCCGAGATGCTGACGTCCATTATTCCCGTGATCCTTGAGCAGAACGACTTTGAGGAGGTCTACTCCGACGTGATGAACTACAAGCTGAAGATGGGCACGGGCGTATACGGCGTTTTTTGGGACAAGACGAAGCTGAACGGACTCGGCGACATATCCGTACGCAAGATCGACCTTATAGGCCTCTTTTGGGAAAGCGGCATTATGGACATACAACGGTCCCGCCACCTTTTCAACGTGGAGCTTGCCGACAACGACCTTCTTATGCAGAGCTACCCGCAACTTGAAGGAAAGCTTTCCTCGGCGGCAATCGACGTGACCAAGTACATTTACGATGACAACGTGGACACAACGAACAAAAGCGTGGTGGTGGACTGGTACTACAAGAAGAACCAAAACGGCAAGACGGTGCTTCACTACTGCAAGTACGTGAATGACGTAGTGCTTTTTGCGACGGAGAACGACCCGAACTTCGCCGAGAGAGGACTATATGACCACGGGATGTACCCCTTCGTATTCGACCCTCTTTTCATTACCGAAGGCACACCGACAGGCTTTGGCTACATTGACGTTGGCAAGGATTCGCAGGAGTACATCGACAGAGGCAATCAGGCGATCATGAAGAATATGCTTGCCAATGCCAAGCCGAGGCACTTTATCCGCACGGATGGTGCTGTGAACGAGGAAGAATATGCAGACCTTTCCAAGGACTTTATCCACGTTGACGGCAACCTTGGGCAGGACTCCATCGTCCCCGTGCAAGGCAAGCCTCTCAACGACATATATGTTTCCGTCATCAATAACAAGATAGACGAACTCAAGGAGACAACGGGCAACCGAGACATCTCCACGGGCGGTACTACATCAGGCGTAACGGCGGCATCCGCCATAGCCGCGATGCAGGAGGCAGGAAGCAAGCTCTCACGCGACAACAACAAGGCCTCCTACCGCGCCTTCCGTAAGGTATGCAATATGGTCATAGAGCTTATACGCCAATTTTATGACCTGCCGCGCTGTTTCCGCATTATGGGCGAGAACGGTACTGCGCGATACGTGCAGTACACCAACAAAGGTATACAGCCGCAGCACCAAGGCACGTTTTTTGACAATGACCTCGGCTACCGTGCGCCCGTCTTCGACATTGAGGTGACTGCACAGAAGCAAAGCCCATACTCCAAAATGTCGCAAAACGAGCTTGCGCTTCAGTTCTACAAGGGCGGATTCTTTAACCCGCAGATGGCCGACCAGGCACTCGCCTGCCTTGAGATGATGGACTTTGACCGCAAGCACTTCATTATGCAGAAGATATCGCAGAACGGCACGATGTATAAGCAGATGCTACAGATGCAACAGCAGATGCTGATGCTTGCCAAGATGGTTGATGCGAGCAGAGGCTCGAACATAGCAGAGCAGATAGCCGCAGGCATCACGGGGGGCGCACCCGTAGCCCCTATAGACGGAGGCGCACCGGGCGGAAGCGTGGAAGAGACAGAGGCTCTCGGAGGCAGTGAGAAGCAGGAAGCGGCCCACACGAAAAAAGCACGGCAGAGAGTGGCTGAAAGCACCTCGCCTACATAATCACGGAGGACATTATGGAACTTAAAGATACAATCGAAATGATGCAGAGCGCGGACTACAAGGAGCGCTTCCGGGCGGAATACTTGCAGACAAAGATCCGCTACACCAAGCTTCACAAAATGCTTGTAAGGGCAGATGCGGGGACACTTGATTTTACCCCGACCTGCTCTCTTGACCTTCTCCGCAGGCAGGAGAACGCGATGAGAAACTACATATACACGCTTGAGATAAGAGCAGTAATCGAAGGCATTCAGCTATGATAAAAGTTCATATCCGCATACATGATGCGACAAGATATCTTTGCCTGACTGTGAAAGGACACGCAGGCTCTGCCCCGAAGGGGGAAGACCTTGTGTGTGCTTCGGCAAGCATACTTGCCTACACAGTGGCACAGATAGTGCAAGAGATGCACTCCCTCGGTGACCTCAAAGACGAGCCACTTATCGAGCTTGGCGAGGGTGATGCGACAGTAATGGCACGATGCAAGAACGACACCGTATATATGGCGGCAAAAATCGTGTTCACCGTTGCCAAAACGGGGTATGAGCTTCTTGCACACAACTACCCACAGTTTGTGGACATAAAATCGGTTGGTTAGGCTTCACGCCTTATCAATATAAAAGGATCGTCCACTTTACGGACAGAAAGGACAACCCAATGAAAAACACTACTATTTTCCCGATGATCCTCGATCTCCAGCTTTTTGCCGAAGGCGCAGGCGGAGACGGTGGCACAGGAGCAGAGGGACAGGCGGGCGTAAGCGCGACAGCCGCCGTGTCGCAGACAAGCAAAAAGGGCGTAAAAGCAAATCCTCTTGCCGGAGTGAAATACGGCGTACAGCCGACAGAACAGCCCGCAGAGGAGACATCACCTGCCGCCGAGGTGACAACAGATACTGCCGAAGACCGCAATGCAAAATATGAGGCTTTTATCAAGGAGCACAAAGACCTTGACGATGCCCGTATTCAGAGCATCGTGCAGAAGAGACTCAAGGGCAGCAAGGAGAACGAGGCAAAGCTGAATGCTCTTACCCCCGTGCTTGAGATTCTCGCAAAGAAGCACGGTGTGGATGCTGCAAACACAGAGGCCCTCATCAAAGCAATAGAGGAAGACGACTACTACTTTGAAGAGGAAGCACTTGAAAAGGGCATAACGGTCAAACAGCTCAAGGAAATCCGCAAAATGGAGCGCGAAAACGCCGAGCTTAAAAAGCAAATGAAGGAAAGGGAGCGCCAAGAATCCGCCGCACAGCAGTACACGCAGTGGATGCAGCAGGAGGCGGAAGCGAAGAAGGTATACCCTTCGCTCAACCTTCGCGAAGAGGCGAAAAACCCGCAGTTTTTGAGGCTTCTCAATTCAGGCATAGACGTGGGCACGGCTTACGCCGTTATCCACAAGGATGAGATAATACCCGCCGCGATGCAGTACGCGGCAAAAAAGGTGGAGACCTCCTATGCCAACAGAGTTATGGCGGGCGGCGCAAGGCCCACGGAGAACGGAAACTCCTCGCAGAGCGCGGCAAACGTAAAGAGCGATGTGTCAACGCTCACAAAGGCAGACCGTGCGGAAATTAACCGCAGGGTATTGAGAGGAGAAAAAATAACCTTCAGTTAAACTGATCCCCGTCTCCTTTCAAAAACAATATCACAAAAAGGAGATTAATAATATGCTTGATATGTACAAAATCAACCTTCAGCTCTTCGCTGAAATGAACACAAACGTAACAGGTGACAGCGGTCTTTCTGTTGAGAATAAAACTCACTACGATATGACCCTCATCGATGAGGCTGCACCGCAGCTCGTCCACGACCAGTTCGGTCAGAAAAGACCTATCCCCAAGAACGGCGGCAAGAAAATCGAATTCCGTAAATTCGCTTCTCTTCCCAAAGCACTTACACCCCTTACCGAAGGCGTAACGCCCGATGGCAAGAAGCTCTCTGCTACAAAAATCGAGGCAGAGGTTAAGCAGTACGGCGATTACGTTGTGCTTTCCGACATTCTCGACCTTACGGCTATCGACCCTATCGTGGTAGAGGCTACAAAGGTATGCGGCAGACAGGCAGGTCTTACGCTCGACACAATCACAAGAAACATCCTCCACACCGGTACAAACGTGTACTACGCTCCCAAGGGCGATGGCACAGCAGTTACTTCCCGTGCGAACCTCGATGCTACTTGCAAGCTTACTGTCGATGTAATCAAGAGAGTAGCGGCTATTCTCAAAAAGAACAACGCACCCAAAATCGATGGCTCTTACGTTGCTATCATCCATCCCTATGCGGCTTATGACCTTATGAGCGACCCCGAATGGATTGCTCCCCACCAGTATCAGGACACATCCAACCTTTACGAAGGCGAAATCGGTAAAATCGCAGGTGTACGCTTTGTTGAAACATCCGAAGCAAAAATCTACGAAGGCGGTGTATTCGGTACTCTCGTTCTCGCAGAAGACGCATACGGCGTAACGGAGCTTACAGGCGGCGGTCTTGAAACAATCGTTAAGCAGCTCGGCTCTGCTGGCGTGGCAGACCCTCTTAACCAGAGAAGCTCTGTAGGTTGGAAAGGCACGAAAACAGCCGAAATCCTCGTTGAAGCATATATGATTCGTATCGAACACAAATCCAGCTTCACAGGCGAAGAAGTAGAGGCTAACTGATAATACGGGGGAGTAACCCTCCCCCTTAAATCATTCTAAAGGAGGCTATTATGGCTACCACTAATACAAGTGAAAACAAACCTAAAATGGTTAAAATAAAAATCCCCCTCACAAGAACGGAAAGTGAGGATGTTTTCGTTTCGGTAAACGGCAAGACCTATCTCATCAAGAGAGGCGCGGAGGTTGAAGTGCCTGCATATGTTGCAGAGGTACTTGCAAACAAAGAAAAAGCTCTTGCAGAAGCAATGGAATTTGAAGCGCAGGCAGCACCCAAAGAATAAAAAAGAAGCGGAGCAATGCTCCGCTTTTCCTAAATAGGAGGCAACAATGACTATTATTGAGGCTATTAACCGAATAGATGCGATAAAGCCGAACAGATATGACCAATCCACGAAGGTGAAGTGGCTCTCTACGCTTGACGGCACCGTGAAGCGCGAGATCATTGACACCCACGAGGGCGGCGAGGGCGTGACCTTCAGCGGATACACGGACGAGACACTTCTTACGACCCCGCTGCTTATCACAGCCCCTTACGATGAGGTCTACATCCGCTACCTTGAGATGCAGATGGACTATGCAAACGGAGAGTATGCGAGATACGAAAACAGCCGCGAGATGTGCAACGCCGCATACTCGGCTTTTGCAAGATTCTACAACAGAACGCATATGCCGAAGGGCACAAAGCTGAAATTCTTTTGAGAGGAGGAAGGGATATGTTATACCCGAAACTGAAAAAACTGCCGCAGGCAAGAGATATGGTTGATGTTTTTGGCGGCTATAACCACAACCTTCGCATCGGCGAGGGAGAATTCTACGATATGAAAAACCTTTCCTCCGACAACTATCCCATCCTTTCCCACAGACCGAAAAGAGGAACCTTCGCATCGCCTGCGCTCCCGCAAGGGATGATAGCGAAGGACGCGCTCTGCTACATAGACGGCGGTGACTTTATCGTGGGCGAGGAGCGTGTGCCCATGGGACTCACGGCAGACGAGAAGCCAAAAACATTGATATCTATGGGGGCATACGTTATTATTATGCCCGATAAAAAATACATAAACACAGAAGACATCTCCGACTACGGCAGCATCGAGGCAGAGGTAGCGACCACGGGTACCGTTACCTTTGAGCTTTGCCGTGTGGACGGCGCAGGCTATGACGATGTTGTAACGCAGGCAACAACGCCTGCAAACCCCGAAAATATGGACTTGTGGATAGACACCTCCGAGACTCCGCACAGGCTCAAGCAGTATTCCTCCGCCACGGCGATGTGGTCGGCTATCGCAACCACATACATCAAGATATCCGCCACGGGCATTGGTCTCCCCTTTGCCGTGAACGACGGCGTGACCGTTTCGGGGGTGGAGAGCGAGGCTCTTGCCGCCCTTAACTCCTCCACGATCATATGGGCAAGGGGAGACAACTACATCGTGGTGACGGGGATACTCGACGAGGTTACCACGCAGGAAGCACCCATTGCCGTGGCAAGAAGGATGCCGAATATGGACTTCATAATCGAGAGCGAAAACCGCCTTTGGGGATGCAGATACGGACTTTCCCTGGGCGGCGAGATAGTGAACGAGATATACGCTTCAAAGCTCGGCGACTTCAAAAATTGGAACTGCTTTATGGGCATATCCACAGACTCTTACGCCGCATCCGTGGGTACGGACGGACAGTTCACGGGGGCGATAACCCACCTTGGCTACCCGCTTTTCTTTAAGGAAAACTGCGTACACAAGGTGTATGGAAGCTACCCTGCAAACTACGAAATACAGACGACCACACTGCGCGGTGTGCAGAGAGGATGCGAAAAGAGCCTCGCCACGGTCAACGAGGTGCTTTACTACAAGGCGAGATCGGGCGTATGCGCCTATGACGGCTCGCTGCCCACCGAGATATCTGCCGCGCTGGGCGAAATGACCTACAGCCAAGCCACAGCAGGTGCGCTCGGTAACAAATATTACATCTCTATGATGGACGAGGGCGGCGGATACCACCTCTTCGTCTACGACACGCTGAAGGGGATGTGGCACAGAGAGGACGACACGCAGGCAACCGACTTCTGCCCCTGCCGAGGAGACCTCTACTTTATCGACTACGCGGACAACCAAATAAAGACCGTGAGAGGCACGGGAGTTAAGGAGGACAAGCCTATCAAATGGGAAGCCACAACTGGCATTATAGGCACGGATTCCCCCGACAAGAAATACATATCGAGGATGGACGTGCGAATGTCGCTGACGGCGGGAGCGAGAGTCTCCTTCTTTGCCGAATACGACTCAAGCGGAGAATGGGAATTTCTCTTCACGATGGACGGAGTGAGCCTGCGCACATTCGCCGTGCCGATAAGACCGCAGAGATGCGACCATATGAGGCTGAAGATAAAGGGAACCGGCGACGCCAAGATATACTCCATATGCAAGACAATAGAGCAAGGGAGTGATATTTGATGAGTGGAAAATTCCGATACCCAAAAATAAACGGGAAGACCGTGAGCGAACAGACGAACCAGATAAAGAGCTTCCTGCACCAGCACATTGACGAGCTTGAACACGCTTTTTCAGTCTTTTTGACAGGGGAAAACGGAACGGGAAAAGGCACGGAAGAAGAGATTCGCAAGACGAATTCAATGCTCACGGAGCTATGCGGCGAAAAGGCGGTAAGGGAAAAGGAAGCATGGAGGGAGCTGGGACTTGCAGATGGGATTACCGAGCTGCAGGATGTGTGCGGAAGAACGCCTGCGGCAGGATGCGCCTTCCGCGTCTGCGAGGGCGGGAAGCATATATACGTGGCGTTTAACTGCACCGTAGCGTATAGCGGCGAAGCGGCGAAGATAAACCTTTCGCCCATTCCCGAAGGGATACGCCCGAAAAAATCCGCGCTCGCTATCTGCCCCTGCAGCGAGGGGAGCGCGACCGTGCTGGCGGATACCGACGGTAATATCTATGCAGAGTTTACTGTACCCGCAGAGAGCATCGTCACTTGGATCGACGGATACATCGATTATTGGATCTGAACAGGAGGAAACACATGGCAAGAAACACACTTCAAAAAGGCTCGCGCGGTGAAGACGTAAAGGAGCTTCAAACCTTCCTTAACAATAACGGCTACAGCCTTTCCGTAGACGGCGATTTCGGCTCTAACACCGATGCCGCCGTGCGAGACTACCAAACTAAAAACAATATTTCCGCAGACGGCATCGTTGGCGATAAGACATGGGGTGCGCTTACGGGGGTGGCAAGCAAAGCCCCTTCCTTTACATACGATGACTTCGACTTTGGCAAGGCGAAGCCGAATGACTTTACCTATGGTGACTTTAACTATAGCACAGCAAAGCCGAGCGCACCCACCACGGGACCGTACACACCGAGCGATGCCGTGACGAAGGCAGAGGCGGCACTTAATGCACAGCTTGCACAAAAACCGGGCGAATACAAATCGCAGTGGCAGGTGCAGCTTGACGATGCCATAAACAAAATACTGAACAGAGAGGAATTTTCCTACGACCTCAACGGCGATGCACTCTACCAGCAGTACAAGGACAAATACATTCAGCAGGGCAAGATGGCTATGGGAGATGCCGTAGGTCAGGCTTCCGCTATGACGGGAGGCTACGGCAACTCATGGGCGCAGAGTGTGGGACAGCAGGCTTACAACGCCGAGCTTCAAAACCTCAACGACATGGTACCCGAACTCTACCAAATGGCATATGACCGCTACAGCCAAGAGGGACAAGAGCTCTATAATCAGTACGCTATGCTCGGTGAGCGCGAGAACGCGGACTACGGCAGATACAGAGACTCTGTGGCGGACTTTATGACCGAGAGAGACTACCTGCAGGGCAGATACGATTCCGAGAGAGGCTTTGACTACAGCAAGTTCGCAGACGAGAGAGGCTTTGAATACGGCAAGTACAGAGACGAGGTGAACGACTGGCAGAACGATAGGAACTTTGCATACAGTCAGTACACCAATGACAAGAACTTCGCGTATGACCAGCACAGAGATTCTGTTGCTGATTGGCAGAATGACAGAAGCTTTGAATATGGCAAGTATGCCGACGATAAAGAATATGCCTACAAAAACCACGAAAACGAAATCTCCTACGATCAGTGGCTTGCGGAATTCGATGAGAACAAGCGCAGATACGAGGAAAGCAAGCAGAGCACGGAAAGCGGTGGCACAAGCGGACCGAGCGAAAGCACGGAAAGCGGTGATGAAAACAAAGGTGGCACGGGCAACACAAATGCCTCTGACACACCGACAACGCCCGAAATCCCTGCGGAGATAAGCAATGCGGTGAAGGATGCTACAACAAATCAGCAAAAGGCAGACATTCTCGCAGGCTATGTAAATGATGGTTTAATCGATACAGACCAAGCATCTCAATTGCTTGCCGATTATGGCAATGCAACCAAAGACCTCAAAGATAGAACTTGGACTCAAGTAGATGACGGCGGCATCAACTGGTTTTTGGGTGTTGATAACAATGCCAAGGTTAAAGACCAGTACGGCAAAACCTACCGATTGGATGAACTCGTTGATGCACTGGTTAAGGAAGGTATGTCCAAGAGCGAGGCAAAAAAATTCGTGAAACAATGGAATTAGTACCTTGGCATTAAAGGAGGATTTTTAGATGGCAGGTAAAATCACGGGCGCGGACATATTAAATAACTATTATAACGGTGGCAGGAACTCATCCGCGAGCAAGGACGAGAAGGACAAGAAGAAAATCACGGGCGCGGACATATTAAAAGGTGCGAATAACATACGCAAATACAAGACAACCGACACCTCGGGAGTAGACCAAAAGTACATAGACACATTCTTCACGGATGCAAACAACTTCCTTTCCTCTGCGGAAAAGGACTTCGGAAGCGTAGGATGGGGCAATGCCTCATCCTCCTTCGACAGCCGAAACACCACTTGGCAAGACCTTTCCACAAGGGCAGACACCATAGGCGCATGGCTTTACAAAAACAAAGGTGGCATAAAGGAAGAGGACTACAACGAGTTCTATAAGACCCTTGATGACTTCCGCACCAGTGGCTCTTCCGTTCTCGACTCCTTCAAGGGCGCGGCGGACTACTACGCGCAGTGGGAGAGCGAGGATGCCTACAACAACTGGTATGCCGAGGAGCAGAGGAAGGAAGAGGAGAAAAAGGCTATCACGGGTGCGGCAGACTTTGAAGCCAACAAAGGCTATGTTAGCACCAAGAACGACCCCGACAACATATGGGAAAAGCTCTTTGATGGCTCGACATATGGTATGGGATACGATGACCTTACCTATGAGTACATCAACAACCAAAACGGCTTGCGCGATGAGATCGACAGAAAGTATGCGATATACAGCGCGGACACATCCTCCACAGACGGCGAATCCACCTACAAGCAGAGAGGATACGCCCACCTTGAGGAAGACGAAGTGGGCATATACAACTACCTCTATGCTACACAGGGCAAGGAAAAGGCGCAGGAATACCTTGACAGCCTTGAGAGCGAGCTTGTACAGAGAAAAGCGGGCAAGGAATTTGAAAGGCTTGAGGGCAACACGCTCGCGGAAATCTTCTACGGCTTTGCGGCAGGCGCTGACCAGTTTAAGACGGGTATAAAAAATCTCGGCAGTTTTGTGACGGGGGACGCAGGCTTCACTCCTTCTTCGCAGTACGTTTCGGGTATGGTGAGAGAAGACCTTGCCGACAACGGTTCCGAAATACTCGGCTCTTCTATCGGGCAAATAGGTTATGACATTGTCAATACCACCTCCAATATGCTTCCCTCCATATTGGTCGGCTCGGTTACTGGCGGCTTGGGCGGCGCGCTGACTCTCGGCGCATCTGCTACGGGTAACGCCTACAACGAGATGCGTAACCTTGGCTATGACGAATGGCAATCGAGAGGCTACGGCTTGCTCGTGGGCGCATCGGAGACGGCTCTTTCCTATGTACTCGGCGGTATTTCCAAGCTCGGCGGCAAGGTATCGGGCAACGTGGTAAGCAAGCTCGTTTCCAAGGTAGACAATGCCATTGCAAGAGTGGCTATTCAGGTCGGCGGCAATATGGCTTCCGAAGGGCTTGAAGAATCCATACAAGAGGTGCTTGACCCTATATTCAAATGGGCGGTAACGCTTGGAGAAGAAGAATTTGAGGGCATCGACTGGGAGCAGGTAGCCTACTCGGGACTTCTCGGTGCGCTTTCTGCAGGAATGATGGAGGGCGCACCCACTATCGCAAACACGGCTATAAAGAGTGCTACCGCAAAAAACATCTATGGCGTGGATGCGAAAGCACTTGTGGGAGAGGCACTTGAGATAGACCCCGAAAATGCTCATGCACAGAGGATGCAGGCGAGACTCGACAAGGGCAAGGACATATCGGGCTACCAGCTCAACCGCCTTGTGGAAGCAAACGAAAGTACGCTTGTGGAGCAGGACAAAGCCAAGATAAAAGCGGCAGCGGAAGCAAGGCTCACGGAGCTTGGCGAGACGGGGGACATCAGTAAAATAGCCGAGGTTATAACCAAAATCCGCTCGGCAAAAGATGGCAAGGCTCGACTTTCCCACGCAGAGCAGAAGATACTTATGGACAGCAAGTATGGGCGCAGAGTTTCCACCGAGATGAATCCCGATATTATCGAAAGCGGAGGTCACACAACCGCTTGGGCAGAAAACCTCGGCACAGAGCGCATAAGCACCGAAGCCTACAACAGAGACCTCTATGCCGAAAGCGCAGACGGGACCGTGGAGAAGGCTCTCCCCTCCACCTATACGGCAACGAAGAAGACCGAGCCTATATTCAAGACAGGCGAAAGCGGAAAGACCATGCTTATACCCACGGACGGAGAGACGGAGGCAAGAGAGGTTTCCATCAAGGAAATCGCCTCCGTTAAAGACGGAGAAATCACCCTTCGCCTTGAAAACGGTGAGACTGTGAGCGCGAAGAACGTGGAATTTGGCTCTTCGGAGGAGGGACTCCTCTACGAAAACGTGGTGCATATGGGACTCAACCCCGCTACGGCGAATGCCTTTATAAAAGGCTTTAATCCGGGAGACGGCTTATCCGCCGATGTATATGCCAACGGATTTAAGGAGGCATACAGATACGGCACATACGGCATACCCATGAGCGAGATGTCGCAGAACGGCTTCTCCGCAGACCTTTCGGAAGCGCAGAGAGCGCTTGCCTACAACCTCGGCAAGCTTGACGCGAAGTACAAATTTGCGGCAAGGCAAGCGGGAAGCGAGGAGACGGCAAAGGAAGCGACCAAAGGCGCGAAAAAAGGAAAACTCCACAACACGCTTACCCCCAAAAACGAGAGACAGAGGGCATCGCTCAAGGCTCTCGGTGTAGTGGCAGAGGCACTCGGTGTGGACATCTACACATATGAATCCGAGGTAGTGAATGGCAAGAGGCAATATACGATGCCCGACGGCACTGTAACCGGAGCAAACGGATGGTTTGAGAAGAAAGACAACAGCATCCACATTGACATTGCCGCAGGCACAAAGGGCGAAGGCACGATGCTTTTCACGGCTTCCCACGAGCTTACGCATTTTATAAGGGAATGGTCGCCTGA